AAATGTAGCTAATGAGTGTGGATACACTGTTGAGTCCAATGTAGCTGTTTCTACGGAAGTAACTACTAAGCAACTACGGACCATGTGTAATCGAGTCGTGAACGAGATGGCGGACCAGTATCCTTGGCCCGTCCTCTATGCTTCTGGCTCGATTACTTTGGTGACTGGTCAAAGCAACTACGAGCTTCCAGCTGCGTTCTCCTGGTATCACTACCAGACATTTTGGAATCAATCGACACGCTGGAGAGTGCTTGGACCGATGAGTCCGCAGATGTATGCGGAGTCTCGAGGCTTTGGTCTCAATCCTACTATCTACCAACGCTATCAGATTCGTGGAGTGAGTAACGCCACGCTGATGATAGATCCAACTCCGACAGCTGGTAACAACGGCGACATTATTATCTTTGAGTATATCGCTGATAGACCTGTTCGTCCCGCTACGTGGGCGACAGCTACTTCCTACGCCGCTGGCGCATATACTTTCTACAACGGTAATTACTATACCACTACGGCAGGCGGCACTTCTGGCGCTACCGCTCCGACGCATACGAGCGGCTCTGCTTCCGATGGCGGAGTGACCTGGGCGTACTACAACGGACCGTACAAAGAGTTTCTCGCCGATGGCGATGTGACCGTACTAAACGAGAAGACTCTCGAGCTTGGAGTACTTGAGCGATTCGCTGAGATTCATGGTTTAGATAACGTACAGAAGCGCTATGAGCGGCAGTTGCATGAGGATTACGCTCGTCAGCAGAACGGACCTCAAATCAACGCTGGATATGAGACTCGCTCTGATATCTTTGCTCGAGGCGGAGTAGCAGTATTTGGAGTTTGGATATAATGGCAATGCGCTCACCACCACCACCAGCTAAAGGTATGGATGCTCGCTCGTATTATATCGAGCTTGTTAACCAAGGCTTTTCCAATGAACAGGCTTATCAGGCTGTGCAGCAGTCCTACGGACCTCCAAGAAGTCCACAGCAGCAAGCAAAGGATAAGGCTAAAGGCGAACAGACCAATGCTATAGCTGGCGCAGGTGGTACTGTGGCTGGTGCTATTGGTGGAAAGATTGTGATAGATAAGGCTGGTAAGTGGTGGGATGCACAAACTGGAACAGAAGTATCAGCAGATGTTGCTAATAGCGGCATGAAAACTAGTGGCACTATTGGAGTGTCTCGACCAGTACCGCCACCAACTACTACCGTTGACGGTTCTGGTAGCACAGTTAATTTAGATGCTAAACCTATTACGGAAGTTGGCTCAACAACTATGCCAGATGGTTCTCCAGGCACATTGATGTCTGATGGTGGCAAGGTTGGACAAAACGGTAAAATTGTAAATCCAGATGGTAGCCCTGGAGGATCTGTTAGTGGTCAAGCTCTTGCTGGATTGCAAGTAGTAGGTGGAGCTGCACAAGCATACAACGGTTACAAACAATACCAGAGCGGTGAGAAGCTTGGTGGCGCTGCAAATATGGCAGGAGGAGCGTATGGTGTTGCCGCTGGCACTCAAGCTTTAGCTAATGGAGGGACCGCTGGATCGTTAGGTCAATATGCCCCTGCTGTTGGTACGGCTGTCGCCGCTGCTCAAATTGGTCAGCAGATGATTAGCGATAAAGGCGCTAGTGGAGACAGAGCGGCAAAGTCTCAAGCAGAGGCGCAGAAAGCCGCATTACTTTGGATTCCTGGTTATGGTTGGGTCGCCTACGCTGCGCTTGCGGGACTAGACGCTATAACTGGCGGCAAAGCTACTAAAGCCTTAATGGATTACAACAAGCTTAACGCAAAAATAACTGATAAGTTTGATTTAGGTCTTGGAAAGAATATCCGAAGCAGAGTGTTTCATCAGTCGACCAAAGGAGTGCAGGAAATGCACACCGGTCAGTTGTTACAACAATCCGATGATCCGCAATGGCAAAATTATGTCATTGGAATGCGAGCGCAAGTAAAAGAAGGACCAAAAGATAAAGAAAGGCCATTTGGTTTATACAAAACTTGGAATGAAGCTAAAGCTGCTGGATTGCAAGCAGACACTCTGACAGGCGTATATGGCAATCTCGATGCTTTCAAACCTGCTTACGCCGATAAAGCTGGTGTACCTAATTGGGCAAAACTTAACTTTGATCAGCAAAAAGCGGTTACACAGCGTTTGATTGACGAAGATATGTACTCTTCTAAAAAAGGCGAGGTTGTCATTCGCGATAAAGAAAAGGCTCGCAAAATATACGAGGACATGGCCAAAACAAACTTTGGAGTTCCTCAAGCCTCTCAGCAAGTAGCACGTCCTAAAGCTGGACAAGTAGCTCGCACATCACCTGGAATGTATATGAATGATCAAGGTGTAGTTAAGCCAGCAAACAATGTACGTTCAGCATTAGAGAAGTTTTATACGCAACCAAAGGAAAAGAAAAATGGCCCGAAAGTCAGCGCTTTCTAGAGAACCAGGCAAGCCACAGACAGGTGGTGGATTAACTCAGAGCCTTCAGCGGCTCTCTCCTGGCGTATATCGCAACGCTGGTGGACAACTTACTAACCAAGCTGGTCGTCCTATGCCGCAGCAGCCAAATAGAATGCCACCTCCGCAGGGACGTCCTGGCATGGTCAATCTTCCTGGACAAATGCGTCCTGGCATGACTCCAGGAGGCGTGGCTGGCACTATCTCTGGAGTAATGGGCAATGGCAATCGTCCTGGTTCATACGGTCCTAATATGAGTCCAGAGGACTTTGCCAATGCAGCTGCTGGCAATGCAAATATGGTCAATCTCCCTGCACAACTTCCACCTGGGGCTAATCCATATGATTATGGTGCAGCTATTGCAGGTTACGACAATGCTGCTGGACAGATACACGATGCAATGTGGAGATCGCCAGGATATACAGACATGATGTATCGACCACCAGGATACAATCAAAACGCTGGACAAATGCCACAGCCGTCAGCAAATAAGGGTGGCAAGTATCGTTTAAGTCCTGGCGTTTATGGCACTCGTGAACAAGCTATGCGGCAATATGAAATGAATCAACCGCAAGCATTGCAAGGCGCCTATGATCGAGCCATGCCAAATCAAGTTGGACAAGGTCCAGGAAACTTTATTGGTCAGCAGAGAGAACGAGAACTTGGTTATGTAGAAAATCGTTTTAATGCAGTTAAAAATAACAATTTATTTACGGGAAATCCAATTAAACGATTTGGATTATAGCAATGAAAACAAAGTCACTTCTCTCTGACTTATTTAATCCTGCAAAGGAAGAGGGCAATTATTAGTAACTATGAGTATCCAAGGTATAACAATGCCGCCTCCGTCTTTAGGACTCGACTTGGTGAGTCCTGTAGACAATATGGATGCGGCTGCCGCATTAGAGCTTAGTAACATCTTTCCAGGCGCTGGCGCTCCCTCTGTGCGTCTTGGATATGAGCAGACTACAGCTTTGGCGGAGACTACGCCGATTGGATTCATGAAAGAATTGCCAAGACCAAGTGGCACCTCTCAGCTCATAGTTGCTAATACCTCTAAGATTTACTCCGTCACCACCGCTGGAGTTGCTTCTGACATAAGCAAGGTTGGTGGATACACCGACAGCAACTGGAACGCTGAGATATTCGCCAACAATATCTATATGTGTAACGGCGTAAACAACGCTCAGGTTTACACTGGCACCAGCACTTGCATTGACCTTAACGCTACGTTTGCTGGCGGTGCTTCTACTATTGATAAGCTTATCAATGTTAACGCTTATCGTGAGCGGTTATTCTTTGTAGAGAAAGACACATTCAAAGTTTGGTATCACGAAACCAATCCTCGAGCGGTATTTACCACATCGAGCTCGCAGCTAAAGTCCTACGACTTTCAGTTCAATATGAAGCGAGGAGGATACCTCCTTTTTACTACCTCATACACCAACCAAACTGCCGACACCTCCGACGACTATTTTGTAGCTGTCTCGAGCGAAGGCGAGGTAGTCATGTACTCTGGAACACATCCAGACGACACAAGCTGGAAGCCAGTAGCGCACTTCTATATTGGCAAACCTCTTGGCAGAAAGTCCTACTTTCGCATGAACCAAGACATTTGGATTATTACCAGCCAAGGTATAGTGCCTGTCTCCGCTCTCTTTCAGACCGATCCAGAGCAGATTATCAATGTCGTTAGTAAGCCAGTTAATCCAATTATAAGTGCTTTTAGTACGGTCTCCGCTTTTGGAAACCGATGGCATGGATTTTTCTGGTCCGTAGGTAGAAGAGCTTATATCAACATCCCCGACGATTCTGGCACGTCGCTCTTGCTCGTCTACAGCATCGACACTAAGGCGTGGACCACCTTTACGCTTTACAACGCAGAGCACTCCTACTTTGCCACGTCGTTTAACAGCTATCCTTATTACGGCTCTTACAGCGGTAAGATATACAAAGGCGAGTACAACTACGCTGATAATGTCGTTCCTGGCTCGAGCACTGGCGAAGCGGTTAGTTTTAACGGGCGGCTTGCCTATTCCTTCTACGGCTCCAGAGGCAACTACAAGGCGTTTAAGGACGTTCGTCCTCTCATGCGAGCAAGAAGAGGTATCACGCTAGGAATAGCCTTTGACACCGACTTTAAGCGCTCTACCAACGTGCAGACCATTATCACTCCAGTGACTAGCTTTACGGCTTGGGGCTCTCCATGGGGCGTTGGCTCTGGCACTATTAGTCCTATAACGCTTTTGCCTATGACGCCTGTTTATACGCCCTGGTCTGCAGACGTTGAATACATTTATGATAGGTATGCCACCTCTGGGCAGGGGCATTGCGCTTCCATCCGATTCTCAGGAGCAGTTAAGAACAGCCCACTTGAGTTTTTAGGATTTGAGGTCAGGTACGCACTAGGAGGACAGATATAGCATGGCTAAGAAATCAGCAATGACAAGAGATCCGAAGGGATCCAAAGGCAAGGTGCCAAGCCGTCCAGAAAATAGGGCTATCTTTGATGGCATGACTAAGGCGCAGCAAGAGCGGTACCTTCGCATTCGAGCTAATAAAGGCACTGCTGCTGGCAACCAGTACATGACTAAGATTACTGGTAAGACTCCTACGGGACCAGGCGGTCGTGCCAGGACTGCAGAGGAAAGCAAGCGGCAGGTACCACCTCAAGGCACACCTTCAGCTCCTCCAGGCTCTCCAGAGGAAGCATTTAGAAATATGAATCTTGAGCAGCAGAATCGAGAGACCTACGAGGATGCTGGCTCGTTTTATAACCAGATGATGGCTAACGCCATGCAGTATGATCCTCGCAATCCAGCGGCGGGATATCAGCAGGGCTTTACCGACCAGCTGAATCAGTCACGCCAGACGGTGATGGACCAGTTCGAGCGAACA